AATTGATAACAATCATCGGCACTATATTGATGAGCATAAAGAGAAATTGGATGTTTTGATATCAGAGTTGGTAGATAAATCTAAAGAGTATAAGACTAAATTATCAAACGCGAAAGATTTACTATCAACACTAAAAGATAAAAGAAATAAGCAGACAGTAGCTTTAAACGAAGCCAGAATACAAAAGCAAGATGTAAAGAATATAAATGAGCGGATACAGCAATTAAAGTCAATAAATAAGGACATCGTAGATGATATTAAGTCACTAGACCGCCATGATACAAGTATCGATCGAGTAATAGCTGAATGTGAAAAGAGGCTAGAGAGCACACAAAATGATATAAATGATATTAAAAAAACAATTTCGCGTCTTGATATCATCAAGTTTATTGTTTCAGAAGAAGGAGTCAAGTCATATATAGTCAAGAAAATACTACAGTTGTTCAATGCTAAGCTGTCACACTACCTGAAGAAGATGGACAGTAACTGCATATGTATATTCAATGAATATTTTGAGGAGGAGATCATTAATGAGAAAGGAAAGCCTTGCTCATATTTTAATTTCAGCGGCGCAGAGAGAAAAAATATTGATCTAGCGTGCCTTTTTGCCTTTATGGATATACGCAGATTGCAAGGGGACGTCGCGTTCAACTTCAGCATGTATGATGAGTTGTTTGATAGTAGTTTAGATGAGAGAGGGGTAGAATTAGTAATTGATATCCTAAAAGAGAGAATCGATCAGCATAATGAATGTGTGATGGTTATCAGTCACCGCAAAGAGAGTGTTAAGCTTGCGACCGGTGAAATAATATTTCTAGAGAAGCAGAACGGTGTGACGGTGAGAGTTGAAACACCGGAGACGGAACTTAAATAAAATAAAATGATAGTAAACAACACAGTTTTAGGGTCGGTTATTGGTACAAAAACAAATTTTCAGCAACCCGGGTTGGTCCCAATTGGGATGCACCAATCGCCAAAAGAGACGACCAATAAGATTACCCCAAAATCTAGACCGAAAGAGGCAGATATGGTTAGATGTTTGAACTATTATGCAGATTTCAGCGGATGTGGGTTTTGGCGGATGATTTGGCCGGAACATATACTCAATGCATATCAAAAAGCCTGTGCTCATGGAAGCACGGTGATGGTTACGGACGAGAAATATTACACAAACGTGAAGTGTGTTAGAGTGCAACGACAGGCAACCCCAGCGCAACTCGATTTCTTCAAATTCTTAAAAGATCTAGGCAAGAAGAAAAAATTCTCTGTCGTATACGAAATCGATGACGTTGTTTTCCATGAAGATATTCCGGGGTATAATAAATTTCGAGGAGCTTTTGATGACCCGAAGATAAAAAAAGCCACGACAGAAATGATGTCAATGGCTGATGAAATTACTGTGACATGTGATTATATGAAGCAATACTATCATGAAAAAACCGGTCAAGAAAATATAACAGTTATACCGAATTATCCTCCTAGATTTTGGTTAGATCACTATGACGAAAAATTAATCGAAACATCATACAGTAAAAGAAAGAAGAAACCCCGGGTACTGTACGCGGGTTCCGGAGCACATTTCGATGTGGATAACCTCGTCAACCAACAAGATGATTTCTATCATGTAGTACAGACTGTACGAAAGACGGTAAATAAGTATCAGTGGGTGTTTGTAGGAGCTTTCCCGAACGGGTTGAGAGATCTAATCGTAGCCGGTAAGATAGAATACCATCCATGGGTACCTTTATATGATTATCCGAGACTAATTAAAAAAATTCGACCTAATGTAATGGTCGCGCCGTTGATTGATAATATTTTTAATAGGTGTAAGAGTGATCTGAAATATATCGAGGGTTGCGCATTCGGCATCCCAGCGATATGTCAGGACATGTGCACGTATGAAAATGCTGTATATAAATTCCATACAGGTAGTGAGATGACCGATCATATTGACGCATTAATGAAAGATAAGACAACTTATATGAAAGCTGTTCGGAAAGGTAGAGAGGTTATTGAAACTCGGTGGTTAGAAAATCCGGACAATATACAAAAATATGTTGAACTGTATACACTGCCATACGCACACCCAAACCGGAAAACACTCAACAAGTTAAACGGAATTTAGGATCACGCGCAAATTGCGCTTCGTGGCATCGCTGATATCTAGCTTTTTGATGTCTTTCGCTTTGACCCACACATAATCAGTATGCTCGTCAGATAGCGTGACTTTAATGACCTTCGGTCTAGCAACATATAAACAAAAATCTTTCTGCCGGAGAATAGTTTTCAGTTTAGATATTTTCATTCCGGTCTCTTCTTTAACTTCTCTCTTCGCTCCGGCTTTAAAGTTCTCTCCAATATTTAAATGCCCACCTGGTAGTTCCCATGTATCTTCTCCGGCTCTCCTTAAAAATAGGCACTTATTTTTCCATTTGATAATGACTTTCGCAACTGATTTAGTATCCTTAGACATTCTAACATTATTTAGTTGAGTTTTAGATATAAATATACTATTATTATATTATGTATCGGAACGTTTGTTATAATCCGCGGGATGAGAGCGTTACTCTTTTAACTTGGGACAAAGATGGTAAAAGAATTACAGCGGATGTAAGTTTCAATCCATATCTATATCTGGAAACATCACTTAAAGGTGATGCGAAGAGCATATTTGAGACACCATTGCGTAAGAGGATTTTTAAGGACACTAGGAATCGTAATACTTTTATAAAAGAATCCGGAACAAATCGGATATTTGAAAATCTTCGTCCGGAACAACAATTCTTAATAGATCGATTTCATGATAGTAATGAAGATTTAGAATTTTCACAATATCCGCTTCATATACAATATGTGGATATTGAGGTTTACTGTCCTGACGCTTTTCCGACGCCCGAAGAAGCCAGTATGCCGATCAACGTTATTACAGTATACGACACTCTTGATAAGTGTTTTTATACCTGGGGCACGAAGCGATTACAGAAAAAGATTAAGAATTGTGAGTATGTGTATTGCGAGACAGAGTCGCAGCTATTAGAATGTTATTTAAACTACGTCAGTCGCTCAATACCTGATATTATTAGCGGTTGGAACAGTGAAGGGTTTGATATCCCGTATATTGTTAACAGGACTGCGCGCATATTAGGAGAAGATAAAATTAAGCAACTCTCGCCAGTAGAGAACGTATATAGTAGATTGACGACCGGGGCTTTCGGTAAAGAGCAGCAGCGATGGTATATAAGCGGGGTATCGTGTGTTGACTATCTTGATGTATATAAGAAATTTAGTATAGGCCTCCGGGAAAGCTATAAACTAGATGCGATTGCTGAACTTGAATTAGGTGAGCGTAAGGTTGACTATGGTAATACAAACCTATCTGCACTAGCAGACGATGACTGGCAAACATTTGTTGAATATAATGTACAAGATGTTAATCTCTTAGTTGCTCTAGAAGATAAGCTGAGATATCTAGAGCTTCTACGTATGTTGGCATATACTGGCTTAACAACCATTGAATCTGCCATGGGGACACTCAGTGTAATAACAGGCGCGACTGTTATTAAGGCTAGAAGTAAAGGCTTAGTTGTACCGACGTTCGTAAAAGATAATATTAACGCTAGTAAGTACGAAGGCGCATATGTCGGTGAACCGCAACGCGGATTTCAACATGATATTATCAGTTTCGATGCTAATAGTCTATATCCTAACACCATGATTAGTCTGAACCTGTCTCCTGAAACAAAGGTGGGTAAAGTGGTAGATAAAGATGAAGAATATGTGTATATCTCACATGTGAGTGGTAAAAACTTTAAATTAACGCACCAAAAGTTCATGGAGTTTATCGATAATGATGATATATCCGTCTCTAAAGCAAAGGTTTTGTTCTCACAGAAGAAAAAGGGTATCATGCCGGAGATTGTTGATGGCATATATCAACAACGCGTAGAAGTTAAGAAGAAACTACAAAAACTAAAGATAAAACTATCTAAATTAACCAAAAAAGACCCTGAATATACGGATCTTCGCCGCGAAGCCGATCAGCTTGACATAAAACAATTCACGTTAAAGATTTTAATCAATACAGTATACGGGTATTTCGGTAACAAACATGCTCCTATCGGTGATCCTGACATTGCTCGTAGTATTACACTTACCGGCCAAGCAGTAATCAAAAAATCAAACGACATATTACGCGAATACGTTGCAGAGCACGGGTCTGACGGGCCGGACCCTGTTATATACAATGATACTGACTCTAGTTACATATCTATTAACAGATTAATGTCTAAATTAGATCTCCCGTTCCATGAAGATGGTAAAATTACAGAATCTGCTTATGATCAAGCAGAAAAGGTAGAAGATCATTTGAATCGCGAGATAACCAAGTGGAGTCGTTCTGTTTTAAATAGTAAAGACAGTAGATTTGTATTTAAACGTGAATGCATGACTGATGTAGGTGTATTTTTACAGAAAAAACGATATGTGTTGAGAGTATTGGACGATGAGGGGATACCTACCAATAAGTTCAAATATACAGGTGTAGAAGTGGTGAGGAGTACCATTCCTGCACCCATCAAGCCATATATTAAGCAGATCATTGAGACCATGATGGATACTGAGAACAGAACAGTGACCAATGATGTGTTTTTAAAGGCGTATGATACGTTCAAAGAATTACCAATAGAAGATTATGCATTCGTGATGGGTATATCTGATTATGAAAAATATGCAGATAGATGTAATGGTTTTGTCACAGTTAAAGGTATGCCCGCTCATGTCAAGGCAGCATATCACTATAACACTCTATTAGATAAGTTAGATCTGACCGGAGAGTATGAGAAGATAGAAACCGGTGATAAGGTACGCTACTTTTACGTCAATCAACCTAACAAGTATGGTATTGGTGCTATAGCATACAAATATTATTACCCTAAAGAATTTAATAGTGTGTTCGAACCGGATAAAGAGAAGATGTTCGAGAAAATCATTTTTAGTATTATTGAGCGCTTCTATGATGCTGTTAGTTGGCGTCTTAGTAAGCCTAGCGCTCAGGTACAAACTGATTTATTTGACCTATTAAGTGTATGAAAACCGGAGATAAAAATGCATGGATTGAATCTATTAGTGATACTGTTATTGGAACGCTAATAAATTTTCCGCTAAATCTATTACTGTTAACAATAACGTTCGCTCTAGAGTTCACAGTACTCTGGACCGCGGTCGCGTCGTGGGCAGTATTTACTGTTGTCGCAGTTGTCAGAAAGTTTCTTGTTCGCAAACATTTCGCGAAAAGAAATCGTTGATTATAGTAGATACAGACATTATAATAATGATATGAGTAAAATTACATCATTTGTAGATAATGTTGGCCGGGTAATTGTCGGTCAAACGACCGATTCTAAGAGTAAACAGTTTCTTGAGATTAAAGAGCCGGCGGTAGTTAACGTTCAAGTCAACCAACAGAATGGTCAGATCTCGGTACAGCTATTACCTTTCATTTTTCGAGAGTTTATTAAGGAGAATGTGAGAAAAGAAGGCGTTATTTGGAAATTTAATAGAGATACAGTCGTAACGAGTGATAATCTTGAACTAGAGGACGCCATTATTACTCAATATGAGAATATTTTCAAGCAGCCGGT